ACTACTATCTCCAAATTGTTGATGCAACTCCATTAACTCTTCAGTGAAGTTTGTAAATATGATAACCTTTTGGTCCTGTTCTAAGGCGTTATTTACCATTTCTATAGTTTTTGGTATCGTAATCTTTGCGATATATTGTCTAAGCAATATAAGTTCAACCAAGTCTTTTTCAACATCACCTTTCTTTTTCTTTATTTTGCGTTCTAATATGTATTCATCCCATAGACCATCATATTCGTTCCACTGAGCCTTAGACATTTCATGATATACTGGGGTTATTATTTTATCTGGCATATCTTTAATCTCTGTCTTTAATCGTCTAATGTGTAGGTTTTTTGTCTTATTGGCCAATTCTTCTAAATTAGAAGCACCATTAGTTAACCAAATTTTTCTCTTTCTACCATTACTTAGTTCTTTATAAAAGCTTCTAGCATCACAATATCTCTTTACATAGAACATCCAGTCCTTAGCTATGGGTGCTTTTATAAG